TCGATTTTAACGGCTTCGTCGTCTTTGCCCAACCCTAACGCTGCAATCAGGCCCGTCTTGAGGTTGCCGCCAATGTTCGTGCCGTGCGATACCAGCGTGGCGGACTGTTTCGATAGTTGGTCGCCTAGTTCCCGCGCCAGTGCCTCACCCGAATCGACAGCCAATGTCGGATTTATCGCCAGGGTAAGTTCGAGCTTATCGAGTTCGTCCTGCAAACCTGTCGTGTCAAGCACTGGTGCAAGCGGTGTTGGCGCGGCGACATTGATGGTCGGATTCGCGCCCGCGGTGGCGAGGTAAGCCGCGAATGGCGCGGCGCTTGCATCCGCTGTGATGGTAAGCTCTGGGTTAGGCATTGGGCCAAAGACGCCAGATTTACCAGTTGCGCCACCTTTGCCAAATAGGTCACTAGAATCAAAGAATGCCGCCTTCGCTTCGGTGAGCGATTGTTGCACGCCGACCGCTGTGCGATCTACTAGATCGTCCAGCCCCGTTTGCAAGCCTTCCACTAACGGATTTACGTCAATCAGATTTGCCGGCTCAATCGGATCTAACTGCAATGGTGCAATTCTAGCACCGCCCCCACCGCCGCCGCTTGCGCCTGCTATCACTGCATCGACGGCTTCATCGACAACCACGCCGAAATGGGCAAGAATGTTCTTTTCGCCTTGCGCCGACTTCTCCTGCAAATCCAACGCCTGTTGCACAGCCTCGTCATTGATAAATTTATCAATGTTTGCGGCATCGGAAAACAGCGCTTGGTTATTCCACAGTTGCTCAAACTGGGCAAGAATGCCCTCTTTTGTCTGAGCAGCGTTGACGCCGATGCCCTCGATTGCCGCCTTTGCCTCCTCAATAGACACATCCGCCCAATCGACGCCGTTTAGCACTTCATCCCGGAGACGGCGCAGATACTCGTCGGCTTTGTCGGTGTAGTCACCGCCCAGCTTCATGTCGCCTTCGGTGACTTGGCTAGCACTGAATAAGCCTTCGGTGCCTTTGAGTGCGCTGATTAGTTCCTGTGAGGCTTTCTTTGCGCCCTTCTCTAGTTCCTTGCCTGCCCTCTTCGCCGCGCCCTCGGTCGTCCTCGCGGCTGACCGTGCAGCGCTTTCCTGGTGGCGTGCGATCTGCTTGGCCTGAGCGGCTTCCGCTTTGGCAACACGATCTAGCTCTCTGCGGTTATTCTCGCGTGCGCTAGACGCCTGTTGCGTCCGAATGCCACCGGCAATACCAGCGCCAATTTGCATTGCGCCAACGCTCGCCATATCAGATTGCGCCTGGGTCAATGCCCAAATCGCGGACGTGGCAACACCGGCGTTGCTTGCCAGAAGTAGCAGATCGCCACCTAGAGCCGCCGTGACACCGGCATAAATGTCCGCCGAAATAAGCCCAGCACGAAACGACGCTTCCACCTCAAACATCTTACCCACAAGCGCCGCGGCATGGTCGTTGCTTTCTAGGAAAGCGCTGCCAAGCTCATTGACGACTTGCCCAAGTTGTGACGTACCATCACTAACGCTGTATGCCACAGCCGAGAGATATTCTAGGCGTGCCGCCTGTTCGTCGGTGAGTGTGCCGGTCGTAAGTAGCTCGTTGCCAAGCTCGAAAAGCTCGTCACGCGCCGCGGCAACCGCTGGCAGAAAATCCACAAAGCCAGCGCCGAAACTGGCAGACGCTACACCGAGTGCGTCAAATTCGGCAACAAGATTGCCTAGATTAAGCGTGGGGGCAATGCTGGCGGCTGCTTCCAGTTGATCAAATGTGGCAAGCAGTGATTCAGTTAGTGCCGTACTCTCGAAAGATATCTGCTGCGGGTCGTTGAGTCCGCGTGCGATCATTTCGTCAATGGCGGCATTCATCTGTGTCCGCACAGATTGCATTTGTGCCGTGACAGACGCTATGCCTTCCGCGCCCAGGTTGGCGACTGCCTGCTTGGCGCGTGCAATTAGCGCCGCCTCTATCTGTTCGCTCTCCTGCGCAATAATATTGGTGGCCGCATTATCGGACGCGCTAAAGGTTAGCGGCTTGGTTGAAAACCCCTGTTGGAAATCCTCAAGAGCCAGCGCGCCCATATTCGCGCCGTTCAAGTCGGCAGACAATCCCAGGATCTCCGCTCGGGTGTCCTTGACATACCCTTGAAGTTCTAAAAGATATTCGTTTGCAGATTCAAGTAGTCTTAATCGCCCTGCGTCCTGAAACCCACCAAATAGCCCTTCGGCGGGTGCTTGCGCTTCTAGGTTAGCGATCTCCGCCTTGATTGCCTCGATCTGCTTAAGTCGGGTATCTAGGGCGTTTTTCTGACTATCTATGCCAAGTTTTCCATCGTCTGCAAAATCGACGGCAAAGCCAGCGATTTCAGCCAGCTTGTTGATCGGCACGTTTAGGATTTCAGCCGTCAACCTATTGAAATTATCTTTCAGGTTGACGATACTTGCATCGTATCGCTCAATAGCCGTGGCCGTACTTTCGGCAGCGTTGCGGTTCGCCTCAATCGCTACAGCGCCCTGCCGGAACGCCTCCGCCAACAGCGCCTGCTTACGTTCCGCCGTAGTCAGTTGGTCAGACGTTTTCCCGATTGAATCAGCATAATCCTCATTCGCTTGGGACACATTGATGATCAGCCCAAGGTTATCGAGAATCAATCTAGATTCACGCGCTAACCCAGTGGTAAGGAATTCCAGAGCCTGCGTGTCGCTGATCCCCTGCGCACGGCCCAATGCCGTGGATAGCTCAATCAGTTGCGCATATTGTTCTGACGTTTTCGCGACCTCAAATTGGATCGCGCGGTTGGCATTAAGAATCAGATCGAAATTTGAAATCGTACCGGCGGACGCCTTGCGCGCTGCTGATATAAATGCTTCGGAGTTGCTGCCAATACTCTTGGTATAGCTATCAAGCACGTCGTTCAACTGCGTCAGAATCGCACCACGCCGCGCAGCGTCCTCGATTGCGCCGCCTAGTGCCTTGAGTGCTGTAATCGCCCCGCCCACCGCAAGGCCACCAGCCAACGCACCGCCCAGGCCAGCCAACGCACCGCCGCCAATGCCCGCGCCGCCCGCGTTGCTAATGGGGGGCGGCTTGATCTTGGTGGCGGCAATGCCTGCTTGCTCCAACTCAGCACGCAGTCGCTGCGCTTCGCCGGTGGCCCGCTGCAAGTGAGATGTGTCTATCTCGCCAGCTTTCACCTGTGCCGCTTTTTTCAGTTCATCGCCGTACAGCTTGGCTTGGTTGGTGGCAGATTTCAGCGAAGACGTGTCAAGTTTTCCGACCGTGATCTTACGCAACTCTGATTCAAACGTGGCGCGGATATTCGCCGCCTGCCGTTTGGCGTCGGATGTGTTTATGGATACGCGGTATATCAGTTCTCTAGCCATTTAGTCACCGCGTAAACTCTCTGTCAACTTGTCCAAGCACGTACTCAATCGTGTCGATGATCCGCGCCTCGGACGACTCACCCAGTAGACTGATGGGGCGTGCCGGCATCCTGGAAGTGCCCCGCTCGTGGAATAGTGCAATCCGTTCATCTGCGCTGCCTGCCTCAATCGTTAGGCCAGTGGCGCTTTGCCAAATGCGCTCATGGTGGTTCGGTGCGCCACGGCTGACATAGCCAGCACGTAAACCGCCTGTGCGCACAAGCGTCGGGCCAGCGCCAAAGCCCTGTCTTCGCCGGTCGGTGATCGTTGCCGCTGCCAGCCGTGCCCACGGACCAGCGCCCGATGATTGGCGCGTGAAATTGTCCTGAAAGCCCTGCGTAATGGCGTCCGCGATTTTACGCGTGTTGCCGGAACCAGGGCGATTGATACGGTCAATCAGTTTTTCTAAATCATCGAAACGACTACTTGTCGTAAGTGTGATCATCGCTTCCCCCGTCTGCCTGGTGCCTTTGGCGTCTTCGGTACGGCGTCCCGTTCCTCACCGATTACCGATAAAATAAAAAGAAAGTCAGCTTGACGCACTGCCGGCATCTCGCTAACTTCCTGATAGGACATGCCCCGATGCTCACCGCCGAATGCGCGCCATTTGATAAACTCGTCCAGTGACGTTGAATCACATAGACCATCTAGCTCACCGTCTTTCTGTTTCTGCCGCAACTCAGCAGCGGTTGGCGGCTTCTTCGGCTTATCCGATTTGCCATCTTCCTCAACACGGATAATCGCCCGGGCTAGCTCACGGATTTCGGCACGATCAGCCGTAGCATTTTTTTTTCTTCGTCATTATCTGTCAGAAAACCAAACAGGCGCGGCGGGTTGACAGTGAAGGTTTTTATCAAAAGCGCGTCGGCCAAATCTGATGAGATCTGTTCCACCGCTTGACTCATGTCATACCAGAATTCCGGCAGCTTGGCCTCTGTCCATGTTTCGCCGTCCTTCGCTTCCACTTTGCGCAACGATGCAAGATTGGCGGCGTGCAGAATCATGGCATTCAGTTTGCTTTCGGCGGCGTCACGCTCGAATGTCGAAAGTGCTTTTACGGTTTCGGCATAGCGTACGCGCGCAAGCGGCACCGCGTCGCCCTTTTTTCCGTCCTTCACCGGTGGCGCGTATTCATCGGCAATGATACCAAAGGCCCGTTCGCGGTAACGGTCGAACAGGCTCTTTTGGTAGCCATTGCAAGCGCCAAAGGTAAGTCGGTATTCGACCTCAGCATCGCCATCGTCAACGACAAATTCAAGCGTGTCTGTTTTTCTTAGAATATCGGTCATCAGTAGGTTGCTATCCCATTCACCACCGTGATGGTGTTGGGCACAGCAACATTTGCGATAACGCTGCCGGTGGCGGCAATCGTCATCAGATCGTCACCATTCGCCTGTGGCCGTCCGTCCATTTTCCACTGCACTGACGGCATAGCCGTCTGAAATTTGTACGGCACTATCGTTGTGGGGATCACGGCAGCACTTAGCCATTGGATATCGACAGCGCCCGTTACCGCGCCGGTGGTCACGGCTGTACCAGCGGCCGATCCATAAGAAAGCGCTTTGTACATATCGTCACTGATATTGGCGTCGCTTAGCCCGATGTCCAGCCCGAAGCTGGTGCGGCCAAGGCCCGTGCGCACCGCCTCCCAAATCGCTTTGTCATCCTCGCGCAATTCATTCGTGCCTTCGATGCTGATCGAACGGACACGCTCTACACAGGAATAGCCGCCGATGGTCAGGGCTGTGCGTGTACCAAGCCACGGCACGATTTCATCAGACACCTCATCGGTATAGGTAGGCGATCCCGCCATTGGTTGGACGGTCAAGCCGCGAAACTCTGCCGTCACTATGATTTCCTCGGGTGATACCTCGAAAGAAAATGACGTGCAGCGCATATCGACGCCGCGTGTAATAAAAGTTCCGTCGCTTTCCGGCACGCTCCAGGCTACCGTGAACCATTTATGATTGGCATCCGTATCTTGCGTGATCGTGTGCGTATGATAGCCGGTTGAAGCAGCAGTAACCACTTTGTAACCCGCCGCCATCAAGACGGGCACGATAAAATTAGGGCGCAATGCGAACGTCACGGCTGCGCCGGCAAGGTAGCCAGTAGGCAATTGTGGCGCGGCTAGCAGCCAGCTTGTGTCTGGTACAGAGGACGGGTGTTCAATGCGCCCCTCTTGGTATTCAAACTCTGGCGCTAGTTCGCTGACGGTCGCCAGTGCCTTAAATAGCGCAGTAGCTGGCGTACCCTTTGCCGTCTGTTTGCCGATGGCAAAGAACGCTGATTTGGAATTAGCTTCTGACGATGCTGACATTGGACGTGTCCTCCTGTTTCTCTGTAGCTACTTCCTCTTTTGCCATCGCCTTGCGGTCTTGGATCAGGGTTTCCACCTCGCGATCGGCAATGGTTTTTTGCGCCGCAGCATCTACGCCGTTCATTGCATCATTGAGAATGTGGAACAGCGTTTCTTGAGCGTCGGTTGATTCAAGGCCAACCTTCGTCAGCGCCGCCTTGTGTTTGTCGGTGATGTATTCTAACAATTTGTCTCGTGTCATGTTTAGCTCGCTTGTATGTCGAATAAGATCATTGCAATGCCTAGCCGCTTAGTGCTCTCGATGCCATCGTCGGTAAACCTGATCACATCGCAATCACCGCTGGTTATGGTGACTTTGCGCGCCCTGAATCCCGCGGCAACCATCGCAAACTTATCGGTGCGCAATGGTGCTTCCATGCGCTCGTAGAATTCTTTCGTCTCTTCAGCCAGCGTGCCGATGGTTGAATTAGCTGTCGGACTGAGTACGCCGCCAACAATGCCCCATGCAGCGCAGCGGTAGGTTTTGCGGTACAGCGTGCTGTCGCCACCTGTGTGGCCGTCAAGCGCATAATCAATGCGGTAGCAAGCAACCGCGATAGCTGGCAATGTCCACGTAGACCACACGAAGGCGTCGGCATAATACTCCTTGTTAATGGTCTTCGCTTTCATGGTGGTGTAGGCACTGCCCGCGCCCATCGCTGTCGTGTACATGTTTACCATGTAGGTGTCTAGCGCATTCCAGAACACGTCAGCCATTTAGTACCGAATCCCGCGCCGTGCGCTGATACGTCCAAAGAACGCCGGTGCCGTGCCGGTCGTACTGCCAACCGCGGCATGGCCTTCGTATTCCGCCAGTTTTAGATTGGCGAGATTCACAAAATACTCACGCTGATCAGATGACATGGTTTTCGACACGCCAGGCTGATTGCTAAAGTTCACCTGATTCGGTGTACTGGCTTGCATGTTCGCTTTGTAGCTGTAGGCGCGGTGGTAAACCCAGGCCGCAGCAGCAGCATTCTGGCTAGCCGTAGCGATGCCGGTATCAGCTTCAACCTTCGTTTCAGCCTGTTCCAACCAACCAGAGAGCAGCACAGCAAGCACACTGCCGGGGAATAACTCGGTAGTTAGTTCCCCTGTCGGCTGCTCTAGGTCGGCAATCGTCAGCGTGACAGCCATTTACTTGCG